CCGTATAACCGCTAATTTACCACTAATTTCTAACATATCAAACCAATTTTTTATATTTTTTATTTTTGCCATGCCCAATATAGTGTAATTTATATCATTATTTATAACAGTAAATTTAGCACCATTGTAATTCATAACTCTACCATTATAAGTAATAGTATTATTTACATCTGCGTTATATACCATATATGTATTACCGTTAATCAATGTAGTAACTTGACCATCATGTAGCAAATTAGTAACTGGTTCATAATTACTATCAAATATATCTATATCATTATTTACTACAACCATATCTCTAAATTGATTACAGTACCATACATCATTATGCTTTTCTAATGTACCAACTTGTTTCCCATTAACATGTGTTAATAGTATATATCCAGTACATTGAAGTTCATTATAAACCATTATATGTGTAAATGTTTTAAATGCATCAAGCTTATTATTATTATAAGCTTTAGTAATCCAACTCATAGCATTTAATAGATAGTTATCATGTCCATCTTTAAAATTAAATGCCATATCAATATAAGCTGGAAAAGTAGCTATAATATTATTAAGATATTGTTCAAACGTACCTGTGAATGCAGAATATGTATGAATATGTCCTTTAGAGATATTATAAACTTTATTACTTGATATAAGTACATGACTATCTACAATATAAGTTCCTTTACGTAATTGAATGTAACTAGTTGGTGTATATGAATGTCTACTTACCCAATACTTATTATCAAATGAATAACTAAGTGTAAATGACTTATCGTAATAAGTAATAAAATTTTTTGTTTCAGCAGTAGATTTAAATGAACTATCACCTGCAAAATTAGTGACTTTAATATTATATTGACTACCAGGATTCTTAGCCCTAAAATATAAAAATGTACCTATTATAAAAACATTATAATTAGTATCTATGTTCTCAAGTGCAAGATTATATATGATTGCATCTCTCAATCCAATTATTTGCTCTTCTTTAGTAGGATATGATATAAAAGAGCCAAGTCCAATACTGTCACCAGTTATTACTTCAAATACAGTACCATTAATTACCCAACTAAAATATTGAGCATTACCACTAAGTACATTAAGTCTTAACATACTAGAATAATAACCTACTTCAGATTCTAATTTTCCAATTAAAGTAGCAGTATCAGCAATAGTCATATTAGGATAGAAATCTTTATTTCTAGCAGTTACAAGAAATCTAGTACTATCGGTCATTTCATAACCAATAATAACACCTTTATCTTTATATATATTATCAATACTATTAATTAATTGAGCAGTTTTAGAATCACTCCATGCTAATGCTACTCCCGTTGATTCTTCAATATAAGTACTAGCATCAGCAAGTAATATATGATGTTCTGTATATTCACTATTAAAAGTAAGATGCTCTTTAAGATAGTCATATACATCACCTTGATTAAGTGGAGTAATAGATTCATTAAGCAAATACAATTTAGCTTGATCTCTATCAAGTATTAATACACCATGAGGTGTTGAAATCATACATTCTTGATTTTGAACTCCAATTATACCTTCATTACTATCAATAATTTCAGTAGGTTCACGATCAAATATATCACCACGAGTTAAATATGCATCAGTATTAAGTGTTGAAAGTAAATCTTTAACAAATGCTTTATATGTAGTATTCCGCATACCAATAAACAATGCTTTACCATGCGCAAGAAGTTTAACAATTTCACCTTTATTAAAAGGCATAACGTAATAATTTCTAGCTGGTATAACTCTCCATTTAAATTCAGTACTTTCTGTATTCATTGGAAGAGAACGATGAATAAGTGTAGGATTTTTAACTACAAAGTTATCAGAATTATTCCATATAAGAGGTGAAGTAATGTTATTAACACTATTATAATCAGTATTATATAAATAGCTATTACCTGCTTGCCACATATCAAAAAATATACCACTATATTTTAATGATGCAGAATCATAATGATAATCTAGTATATCACTTTTAGGTGCATACTTTTCATGTGCTTCAATACCTTCATATCTAAATCCAATATTACTAGTACATTCATATGGTATAGTAACTAATATTCTAGTCCAAGATTTATCAAAATCAAGTTCAGTAGAAAGTTTAGTATTACTATATTTCATATATGAATATGAATTAATAAACGTATCACCACCATAAACTTTAAGTGTTTCTTGTGTGATAACAGTAGGATCGAGTTTAACATATAAACCAGTAGATACAACACGTCTTGTAAGAAATCCAAGATACATATCAGTTTTATACGCACATAAATTATATAAATAAAATTTAGTAGCAGAATCACTAATTATATCATGTAATTTTAATACAAAACAATCTTCTTTACTTAGATTATCATATATAGTTGCATTATTATTTGCAGGTACATAAATACAACTATCAATTAATGTAATTTGTCTATCAGTATAAGCAGTAATATTACTATTAACTGCATTCCATCTACCAACATTTCCTAAATCTGCATCATAGGTTAATGCTTTACTAAGTGGAGTAAGTTGTAATTCCATAGATAAATATCTAGGAGCTAATGGTATTTGATTGCTTAACGCACTAAATCCATGATGATTAATTATAATATCACTACTAGAATCACTACGAGAATCAATAACATCTTGATCAAGTATTGTCATGTTATCATTATCTCTTTCATAATAAAATATTTCAAATCCATCTATATATGGCATAATAAAATTAGGAATAACAATATTATCAAGTTTAATACCTAGTGTTTTAGTATTAAGCGTTCCATCAAGTACACCTGCATCTTTATTAATATTTAATGCAAATGTGAGATTACAATTATAACCATCTGTAGGTATAAGATAGAAACCCTGTTCTGATGTAATATCATATTTTAAATATTCACCTGCTTTAAGTGTTACTACAAAACTATTGTTATAACTATGAATAGGTATGGCATATGGTAATGAAGAATCGTAAATAGTTCTAATTACTACACCAGATGTATTATACACTTTAAGACTAAGATATACAGGATAATAAGGATCTGTTGGTTCATATATTCCATCATTATAACTAACAGTAGTGAGATTAACATCCAGATTAATGCGTTGATCTATTAATGCTGTGTATTTATTGTTTTCACTATTAAATGTACCAAGTGTAGGAGCAACAGTTGGTGTAAATACAGCATGAGATTGATGCATACTGTCTATAACAATACTTGTAGCTGTATCAGTAATAACTTGTGTTTCAGCCGCAATATTAATATTATTAATAAACTTTTGACCATATTCATTTAAAGCACGCAAACTAGGCATTCTATGATGTCTTACATGTTGTCCTGCAAATATAAGATTATTACTATTATTAGGAAACCAAGATGGATATACTTCATTCTTATTTTCCCAAAATCCCATTTTGCCACTAACACCATCAGTATTAACTGTTGATGTATCATATATTTGATATTTTAATAGATTAGAATCAAGTTCAAGTAATGTTAAATCAATAATAGGATCTTTATCAGTACCTTCTGCTACTCTACCTGGTATATGAAACAATGCATATGTACCAGTCTGTTTAAGTTTAAGTCCAATAAGTAAACCTACAACTTCACCTGATCTAAATGTTTTATTAAGATATATAGTTTTAGGATCTTTATAAGAACCTTTATATCCATCAAGTGATATGGGTTTTTCTCTAACCCAATTAACAACTATATCATTAGCATATGATTGAAAATCAAGTAGTGGCAAACCTGTAACATTACCTAATAATAATTCATTATCAAGTGTAGCTAATGTTTTAACTTTTGTATAAATAGCATTATTTGATAATACATCAGTTAAAGTAAGTGGCGTAGCATTTGCTAAACTACTAATAATAACACTAACAGGTGTACCATATCCATCAATTGGATATTTACCATAATTAAAAGCAGATAATATTCCATTAATTTTACTAATAACTCCTATATAAACATATGCAAAATTAGTATCAAGATTAGTAATAGTACAATTAATAGCTTTATTAGTAGAAGTTCCTGCTGGGCAACCATCTATTTCATTAAATGAAATATTATTATTATCATCAGTAATAGAAATAGGATTATGTTTATACATCCAAGATGTTACACTTTCATCAGAATATGCATATGCAGTAGTAACATAATAAACACCAGATTTAAGTGCACCATTGCCTATAACTTCATTTAATGTAATTACTGGTTCGGTAACAGTAGGAAATAGTTCAAGTAATGTAAATTTATTAGAATCAGTTATACTAAAATCTGCATTAAGTGCAAATGGTATGTTATCAATATTGAGTATCTTAGGTGATTTGTTATTATCTGTATATGCGATGACAAACTCGCCTTTATAATTGTATGTACTGACACCCCCTATAGGAAATAAAGGAGAAAAACTTAGTAATGGATCGTCAATAATTAGACCTTTTCTATTACTAACAATTTGACTATTTATACCATCAGTACAGAAAAGTACATACTCATTATTTCCAACTATCCTACCAATTTCAGGATATTTAGTTTCAATACAAGTATCATCAATGGAAAAACCAGGTTCAACATCAATACTATCTTTAACAACATTACGATACATATTAAGTGCATTAACCCAACTAGCTTGCCTAGTATTAATAAGTTTACGATCGAGTATTAAACCTGATGTTTCCATAAGTGATTAATTAAGTGTTTCATTAGTAACTAGTGATACAAGTATAAATAGTTCGCATTGTTCCAAAGTTGAACTAAGATTTAAGGTGTAATATTAACCCCATTCAGACTAATGTTTTCAAATAAATCTGCCGGATCAAAATAATAATTTGGTTTTGCTGAGTTATTTATGATATTTGTCATTGTTATGTTTTTGCAAGCAGCCATAAAACAACTAACATAGTCCTGCGCTATTCCCGATACGATTACATCATCAATAGTAATATCGTAAACATCATCTTTACTCCCTGTTGATTCATTGTAAGTATATATAATTGACCCACATGACTTAGGCCTGTGCCCATGTGATGATATACCATGTATCGGATTCCCTGCGCCAGTGCATAAAGCAAGTAATGACCCCACTATTGTGCGTGTTGGAGAAAAATTATGACAATTAATATTATAAACACCTTGAGTATTATAATTCGCTATTCCTGCATTAATTGCAAAATCAGCATTAGGATGGGTGTTTATGGCAAAAAAATCATCTTCGGTAACACCTGTTATATTGTATATTTCAAGATCGTGTGAACCATAACAAATATCTATGCCATCTTCGTTCCCTATTTCAGTGTAACGATTTAATCTTATATCGTGCATACTACCATAAGAGCATTTTTGCAAAACAGTACTCCACCTCATAGCATCCAACATCGTGAATCCACTTATTTCAAAATAGGTTACATTACAAAATGCAATTGCCAAATATTTATAAGCGTTGACAGCACCATACCTGCCATACTCCACGCAATTATCATCATTTGCTGATGTCTGTTCAATGCTAAAATTACCTAATCCAATTATCTTACAGTTAGTATTTCCATTTACAAAATCCGAATTTCTAAATATATTATCCCTAATACCAGAAGCAAGTTTCACTTTTGCATTTTTACCGTAAACAGTCCGGTTAGAAGGTATTTTAATACTTTCGGCTACAATAAATATTCCATCCTTAATAATTATATCACCGACTAAAATGGCAGCGTTAATAGCACCTGAACAATCAGTAACACCATCCGCTACAGCTCCGTATAATCTTATATCAATCATTGTTTATGGGTTTAGTGTTGTGAAATCTCTGTTCGATATTACCACGTCCCTTATTACTGTTTGTGTTCCGGTAAGACCTAAACCTGACATGAAAAAATTTAGCTCTCCTATTGCATAGTTAATAGTAGTTCCCATTTGCACCCATTGATCGTTAGACCATTTGTAAACAGATATTTCGTGTAGTGGAGTAATAATAATTTTAATCTGAGCAAAATCATAAATATCTGTTTGTATTTTTAATGTTGCTCCATTATTTTGTTTAACGTAAAGTGAAAACTTTACTCCGTTTGCTACATCTCTTGAAAAATAAACACCATCTTTTGTTGAATTGGTTAATAGACCTATTTGTTTTGAATTATCAACCTGACTATATGATGCAATATCGAGCATAGAAAATTTCCAAACGCCAAAGGATGCCGATACCTTTGATTTGATAATGTTGGTGTAAATTGTTGAAGATGATCCTGCTAATAAATCCATTGCAATTCCGTTATTTTGCGAAAAAGCAACGGCTAATGGATTCGGATTTGTTACAGTCCACTTATCGGTATCAATGACACTTCCATCACAAGCATCAGAAAATAAAATTGCAGGTCTTATTGCTTGTAAAAGTTCAGCCCACGCATCATTCAATAAGTTTATTTCAGATTGATCTAAATAACTCGCACCAAATTCAAGCCCTATTGTATTTGTTCCAAAATCTGAAGTTACACCAGGCTTATTATCTGCAAGAGTATATAATTCCCTATTTGCAATAGGTGCAGATGCTATTGTTTTAACAATTTTCTCTTCTTTATTTACATGAAAGTTGAAATTAGCTGAACTATTTCTTGTTAGACATAATAAGTAGTTGCTACTATATAATGGTGATAAACCATAATTTCCATTTAGAGCAAAGTAGGCATTGAACGCATTCAAATTTGGAGCCATAAGGATAGATTGCGCACCATCATCAATACCATCAATCGTCTTACCAACTTCTTTATTATTTGCATAATACCAACCATACGAAGCATTGTTTTGTGTGAATTTTGTGCCTCCGTTTGCGGTTGGGTTAAATCCTGTTTTAATATAACTTGAAGATCCATCTCCTGTAAAACCCTTTCCTGCTATATAGGTAGGTGCTGTTGTTGATAGTGTTGCTTTTGTTGCAGGGGCATTAATCCATAATAAAGCATCAACAGCATCAGGCATACCCCAAGCATAAGGGATTATATGCACGAATTTTGCCCAAATACCACCATCCACCAATGTTTTTACAAATGCGTTCTGTGCTGCCTTTATGCTTGAACTTGGCTGTGTTCCTGTAATAGCAGCTAAGACAGCTTTATATTCAGCAGTATAGTTCACATTTGTCCCTTTGTGAATTAAAACTGGACTAAGTCCATATATAGGATTAATCATAATATCTAGTTAATAACCAATAGCCAAACCACTAGCAAGAGTAACGGCTGTTATTGGAAAGTTATTAAAAGGAAAAATTGTGCCAGCTGGATATACTGTTGCCTCAAAGTTTTTTAATGTAAAAACATCAATAGAACCTGAATCAAGTTTAGTAAATACAGTATCAGTAAGAATCACAATCTTTTTAAGATTAAGTCCAGTAAGTGCTGTAGTTTTAATTATTTGAAAGTTATTACCACTCATATCAGATAGTAATCCAATCATTGCTTCTCCTATTTGATTATCCATAATTGTAAGTATTATTGAACATTAATTATTAAATCTGTTACTTCATCTACACTATCAGCAAATGTAATATCCCAATGAATGTCATCTGCATTACGAACAAATCCAGATATTATATTAGAATAATCAGTACCACTACCATTGGCTTCAACTTTCATTGCATTATAAAATGATGGTTGTTTAGTAAGTTCAGGCGTAAAAGTAGAACCTAATGCTATTTGTCCAGTGCCAATATTTAGTATGATGGTCTTAGTATAAACCGTAGTAGCGACAGTAGCAGTAATAATATCTACGATTTTAACTAAATTATTAATTGATTCAACTAATATAACACCTAATGGGTTATTTGTTGTTGCAGTTATTTGTAATTCATCCATGGTTATAAGTATTAAAGATTATGTAGCGTCTGTTGTTTTAGTTATAGCATCTTCACTACTGACGCTAGTTTCAATTTTAGTTGTAACACCAGGTATTCCATTCTTAAGAAAGAATTCAGTACCTATTACTCCAAGTGCAACTAATTCAATAATTACATAAGACACAAGAATAGGTATAGAGATATTAGTTTTAAGTTGCAAACTAGTTTTAACTAGATCAGATAACATATAAATTACTATATATGCTATTGCACGTTTACTGCTTGTATTACCTTTTTGATCTTCAAAGAAACCAGCAAACCATCTTATTGTTTTATACCACCATTTAGTTTCCATATCATTTAGTATTTGATTGTTTTACCATTATATTTAACTATTTTACCATCTTTATTAATTGATAATCCATTTGAATTATTAATAGGAAGCTGAACATAGCTATAATCCTTAAAAAGTAAAACAGATGTGTAGGGAAGAAGAGTAATTGAATTTGTAAAAGAAACTCCCTTAACTGTTAAATATCTCCAATTAAGAATTACCGTTGAATTAGTAGCTGAGGCATTATATAAAAATTGAATCCCCTCAGCATTGTAAGGAGTAGAAAGCGAATGAGCATCCTGTCCGCTGTAAGTTTGCCATTGAGCCAACGTTTTATAACTAGTTGATCCTAATAAAACAGTTTTAAACTTTGTACCCTCATCCGATGGGCGCATGTAATAATTACTATCAATGATTCCGGAAATTGAAATATCATTAACATTTGTTCCATCATATAATGGATACTGCGAACTTAATGTAGAGTAGCTTTGATTACGCGTTATATTCAATCCTCGTCTAAGATCATAGGATATACTGTATGCATACATAATACCAATATCATTATTATAAAGAATATTATCGTATGCAGTAATCTCGTGACAGGCATGAAAATAAAGACCTGTTGAATTTCCTGATGAAGAATTATTGTAAACTAAAGTATTAGCTGTATTATCATCCAGATAAATACCATTTACTTCAACCGTGGAACCAGTTGTACCATAACTTGCAGTTTTAACAGTAGGATTGTTTATTACAATGTTATTGTAAATCTTTCTACCAGTGTAATTATTACCACCAGTATAGATACCGCCACCATCATCCAGAATGTTACAATAATTAGTTACATAATTATTGCGTACAATGCTATTATTACCTGAAAACTTAATTCCGATATAGCCTGTACTATCCACTCTATTAAACTCAACTAGACAGTTATTAACACCACTTTGATTAAGTGATATTCCTCCATAAGTTGTAGTACCATCACCACCCATGCCTGGTATCATTGCTATGTTATGAATATAGCAATTAGTAATCGTAGTTGGAGCTAAAGAATAAACACCTCTATTGTTACATTTTGAAATATTACAGTTATCTACTACAAGAGAAGTACCTGTATATCCATTAATTCCATTATCCCCACAAAATGATATATTACAATATTTAACGGTATTAGCCGTACCTGTTGAATACACTGCATCGCTATTTGCACCTTGTAAATCTAAATTATAAACTGTGATATAACTACGTACGCTTAGATTAAAAAGTCTATTGATTGTAGCAATTTTAATAGTGTACGTATTAGGATTGTTACCACCAAAATAAACAGATAACTTACCTGAAACATAACACCATTCACCAAGTACATCTAAAGTTCTTATATCTTGTTGAAAAAAGAAACCATAACCATCTACTGCATCAACTACTGATGGACTTGTGTAATTAATTGTAGTACCTGAATGTGAAGTAACTGCACATCTGTCCCATATCCAATGAGCCTTTCGGATAACAACTTTAGCCCCTGTCCAATCAGTTGTTGAAGAATTTGTTGCAGCATCAACAAACGAAGTATAACCAGTATGACTATCAATAGTTAAATAAGTTGTATTTGGAAACCTACCAAGAGGCTGATTAATACCATTAAAAGAAAGAACATTAAGAATAGATTCGGTTGTAATGACTTTACTATAAACACCACCTCCATCATTTGTCCAACCTGATACAGTTGTAAAACCTGTAATTATCGGTTTCGCTCCAGTTCCATAAGCCGCAAATACAATTTGATTGCTTACATTACCACTTGTGGTTGGAATAATTGTTCCATAAAATGTATCTCCTCTTTTGAAAAGCACTGAATCACCAGCAGCAAATGAAAAAGAATTTACTTTAGTAATAGATGACCAAGCTAGTGCATCAGAAGTACCAGCAAGTGCATCACTTCCAGTAGATTTTATATAGTAATTGGTAGCATTCAATAAAGATACCATTAAAAACAGTATGATTATTAATAATAGTTTTTTCATGTTAGTTATAGTTAGTATGCTAATTAGTTAGTATGCTAATATGCTGATCATAAAAGGACTAATCCCTGAAACTGTACCCTGCATTGTAATCGGAGTTGGTAGTGTAGATTGAGTGTTAATAAAAGAACTTAACGCAATAGAGGAATTATTTATCCAGCCTTGGGCAGCATTAATCAGAATCCCAATGCTATTTGCTGGAAAAGTAGGTGCTGTTGTTTGCGCGCTACTATTATAAAGTATGGCAATATAATAGTATCCAGGTGCAATTGTTACAGGACTTGGTAAATTTTTAATGCCAATAGTATTGGCTGTTGTTGCCCAAATAGTTCCATCATTAGCAGTTTCACTTATTTTTGTAATAACACCATTGCTAAAACTATAGAGTGCAATGCCGTTATAATTATCAGCTGTATATGAACCAGCTACCAGTAAAGAATATTTAAATCCGGTAACAGTAATACTATCAGCTGTATAACATAAGGTAAAAATAGCCCTTCCATCTGTAAGTGCATAAGAGTCATTAAATTCAGGAGGACACAGTGGTAACATCTTTATTGTTGAACCAAAACTGCTATAGGCTTTTAGTAGTTCAGATTTTACGGGTTCAGTTTTAAAATCATAACGTGAAGTATAACTACCTGGTTTTTGATAGATACTATCAGGTCTAAGTACTAAAACTACTTTAGCTTGTAATGTATCTTTACTTGTTTTATTCCATAGATCAACACTTGTCTTATCTACATTAACACCCATAACGTTTAAAGCTTTTGTAAACCAATTGGTTCCAGTATGCTTCCAATTTTTATTATCAGGTGTTTGATTAAATGCTAGTAATGGTGTAAGACTAGCTATTAAAATTATAATTAAAAGTTTAGTTCTCATAATTGTTAAGTGTTAAATTAGTAATTATTTATTGTTTATATCATTATTATACCAACAATAACCAGGTGTTGTAAGTGCTGCCCATGCTGTATTATCAGTTACATTAGGTATTAGTGTACCATCGTTAAATTTAGTTACTGCTATGTTTCCTGTTAACCAAACCTGATTGCCTATTTTAGTTGTACCGTAAATATTTCCATCAATATCGGTTACTGTCATCCCTGCATACCAAGTTTCTGGTGCGTTTAAAAGACAGCGAATAGAATGACCATTTTTCATTGGTGTAGTGCCTACATATCCAGTATTATCAACTCTAAGTCCCGCACCATATGCAAACGCACTTCCATATTCTGTTATAGATTTAAAAGATCCTGAATTTAAAATATTATTAAAATAAGGTGTATAATAATAATCTCTAAACCCAGCACCTCTACCATTGAATCCCACTTCATTGGTTCCTGTATTTGTTGGATTCCAGTATGTTAATCCAGATTCTTTTAACTTAACAGCTCCAATATCGTATCCACCTAAACCAGTAAAAAGAATTTCCCATTCTGTTTTACTCGGCACATGACACCCAATCGGCGCAATACTTCCAACTCCACTACCTCCGTTTTTACTTGCCGCAGGCCAATTATACAATGCACCATATTTAATTGGTGTAAGTAAATTAAGTTTAGGTGTATATAATATGTTCATTATACTAATTGTATTCGTAATTTACCAGTTAATCTTGTAGCAGTAGATGCCCCATTCGTAACTAATGTTACTTCATCACCAAGTATAGCATCATTAAAAGCACTAGCTAGTGTAGTAGATTTAGTATTAGTTGATGATATATTATCTAATCCTGTTATTGCTATATTATTTATGTTAATAGCAATTCCTGTCATATTTTGATCTGATCTAAGTACACAAGATATAATCTTATATGGAGTAGATGCATCAAGATCTAATATATACGTTTGAACAGTATTACCAGTTATATCTGGATAATCAAATGCTATATCTTGTATGAAATTCATACTACCAGGAGTAGGTCCATTAGAAAATATAACATTACCATTAGCATCAGTAGTTAACCATTTAAGTGGTGTTCCATTAATAAAGTTTATACCTCTAGTCATAAGATTAGTAACATATAAGTTACCATCTAAATTAACTCTATGCGTAAAAGTAGGGTTAACTGCTTGTAAATAGAAGTATGCAATAAGAGGATCAATAAGTTTTTTAAGTGAATAAGGATCAGCTGTTACAACTTCTGCTGGTGTAATATTAAGATCAAGTAAACCTTTAACTGCTGTAGGATAAATATAACCTGTTGTATTAGCACCAATAGCTGTAGCTAATTCTGCTATAGTTATGTATTTTGCATTAGGATATGAAGTATTATCGACAGGAATACGTAAAGACATTACAATACTAAGTGCATGTTCTAAATCTTTAATACGTTTGCTATCTATTAAATCAGCCATATTACGGAGTTGTTATTAGAGTACTTGCTGGAATAAAACCTTGAGTATAAAAATAATCATAGTTTTTAATAAATTCACGAGTCATTTCAGAGAATATTCTACGTTCACCTTGATCCATTGTACCAACACTATTTCTAGCTTTCTTCCTAGTCTTTTCCCATAGAATACCAACATTAGTATATGGATTATTTTTGTCAAGATTAAATATAGAATGTACATATCCATTTTGTAAAAGTCTTATCATAAGAAACCATTGTATTGTCATAATAACATGAATGTTATCAATAACTTTAGGCATTACTATACCATATTCATTAACAGTTTCTAATGCTGGCATATAATAATAAAATGTAGCAATACCACTTTCAACACCAAACGTTATAATACTAGCACCAGCTAAACCTGATTTAATACTATATTTATAACGATGATCAGTAGATATAATTTTATTATCTACTTTAGCATTATTTGCAGTATGAGGTTTAAGTGGAATACCATTAATTGTTACACGATCAAGAATCTTTAAACTAATAGGTACAACACATTGATAATCAGTAATTGCAACATCAATTTTAACATATTCCATAGCTGGAAGTATATCCATATCAGCTATGCAATCAGCTATTATTAATGGCATATCTGCAATCCAATTAGTGTTATCTAGTTTTAGATTAAAATCTATTCTAGCTATAACTTCATTTCCTGGTATGTATTGTATAACTCCCATTTATTCAAATTTTAAAGCGTAACTAGGATCATGTTTTAAAAGTATATTTAGTTTATTAGAAAAACCAAGTTTAGAATTATTAATAATATCTTCACTATCAGTATTATATTCATCTAATACATCAGATATTAATCTATTTTTAGTATTGATAAAACTATTAGGATCGAACTTAAAAAATTTAATCAATCTATGTGCATACATAGATATTCTCCAATTAATATAATAGATATAAGGTTCAGTATGATAAAGAAACCAATGTTTGCCATTAGGTGCTGTTTCTTTATTATAAGGTTCAATACCTTGTTCAATAAGTGTTTTTTTAAACTTATTGCTTTCACCCCAATCAATAGATCTATCAGTAGGTAAACCTGTTTCATCAAATTTGCGTTCAATCTTGTCTATACCAATAACACCAATTTTGACTTCTCCAATTCCTAGATTGAAATCATAACCTCGTAATATAGATTTGCTCATTTCATTATTAATTGCCGTATTAAGATAGTTAAATGATAAATATGGCATTTTTAAAGACTTATAATAAGCTAAACGATTAGTATTATGGAATAATCGTACATTAGATATAATTAATATACGAACTTTAAAAGCAAGCATTTTATATTTAGGATGATCAACATCTGCTTCAATCAGACTACGAACTAAAGATTCTTTATTTTTATCTAATAAATAATCAGTATTTCTATCTGATGTAAGTTCAATATATGAAATCAATTGAATAAGATTAGTTTTAAATGAATACTTTTTATGTAATATAGTAATATCAGCAACTGTCATTGCAACTATATCAATAAGTTTATTATTTAAAGCTAATTCTTTATCATATAAAGCACATGCTTTAGTATCAAATGTATCAAATACTACGTTTATATTTTTCATTAGTTATTATCTAGATGTGTAGCTTCAACTTTATCTTTACTATCTGTAACAGTGAGTTCTCCCTGTAGGAGAGAAAGTTTAATCTGCTGTACCATATCTTGAGTAATAGGAAATTCCCTATCATCATCAAAAACAAAATCTTTAAATACATCAGGTGTTTGACTAAGTCTGGGATCACTAGGTACTTGTAATACTAAAAGTGTTTTAGGTGCAATAACTGCATCTGTTGGTGGATTTGCAAGTGGATCAGCAGGAGTTATAATTACATTAGGTAAATTCCAAAGTTGTAATCTATCTTCACTAAAATCATAACTTGGACCAGCACCTACATTTGGTAAAATATTAGTAAATTTTCTACTACTGATTTTACGATAGGAATAAGGCACATCACCATCTTCTTCTCCTACATATATAAATGGACAATTAGATGAATATCTTAAAGGTCTTGGTATTTTATTAACTGTTTGGTAATAAGGTCTAGCTAAAGTCTTACCATTTATAGTAGTAACAAGTCGTAGTTCAGTAATTAAGTATGATAATACAAATTCATCATCAATACCATATTTAGTTATGCTACGACTAACAAACATAGCAAACTCTTGAATAACTAATTCTTTAAGTCTTTTCTTAAATGGACCATCAGTAGGTCTATTAAGAGCATCTGCTAATTGAGTAACTATATGATTAAGTGTAGCCATATTAATTATTCTTATATGCATTATTTAGATTACGTGCTGCTATTTTAGTTTTATTATTTACAACACCAATTAAAAGATTTAATGTTTCATTATTTTTATCTAATTTTTCACCTATTAATTTATGATCTTCTCTATTTTCTGTTCGATCTTGTCTTATAGAAAATTCTAATGTAGTTTTATTTGCTTCTAATGCAGTAATTCTGCTATTAATATTAGTCCAAGCAGCACCAATAGTAACTGTAAAGGTTAGTAAAAGACTAATTACAAGATACACTTGACCAAATGTTATACCAAATTTTGTTTCTTTTTCAGGACTCATAACGGTAAGGAGTTTACAAATGAGATTATTAGTTTGTTTAATACGAAGTGATAATTCCTTATTCCAATGAGTTATGATATGTTGTATTGCATATTCTCTCATAATTGTTTAGCTTTTAGATGATTGGCTTTGAGCATTAACAGTAGAATATAACTGTGGTTGATTAGTAGCTACAATTTCTTTAACCGCTAATGTTACAAGTTGTGGATGAACACTAACATTCATATCAGTTTCAACATTCATATCACTATCCATTATAATAGGTTGTCTTACATAAGTTAATGACACACCATGTATGTTATATCTATTATTATGGTAAACACTAATTTTATTACTATTAAGTGTATATATAGGATTAACATCTACACCTAAATAAGGATGATCTAAAAATGCATCAATATCATTTGGTTTTACAAGTCTACATATTATAGAATCTAATTCAATAAAAGAACCTTCTGAATAAACAGTTATATCACCAATAATACTAGAATCCCATATTGGAGTTCCTGATTTAGTTGCTACAAATATATACCCTTCTTCAACATTTTCATATTTACTACCAAACGTTGTAAGATCAATGAATCTTCCAAAATGTATAACTTTATAACTTTTACCTTTAATAAGATTAGATGCAGCCAATCTATTAATATTACGAATTTCAACTAATGCGTTAAGTGATATATGTTCAAATATATTAAGATTCTTAATAGCTATTAATTTAAAATTAGGAGGAGTTGCAGTATTAACAAATGTAATACCTAATATTTCAAGTTCTGCATCCATTTCGGATATAAGACTATTCTCATCAGTAAATGTATATTCATAAGAATCAGTATGATCACATATAAATATTGTTCCTGCATTATTATTTGCAGCACCAAATACTGTAAAATCAACACTACAGGCTTTAATAATTTTATATTTTATACCAGCATATACATCAAATACATAATGTGCTGTTGAAGTTGCATATGTTCTATATTTAATAGAAGTATGAGGTATAGTAAATAAATCATTTTCAACTATTACTTCACCTGTATAAGCATATTGTTCTGTAATAAATACAGCTAATTGTTCATTTAAATTACCAACTTCTTCAACTTTATATTGCACACCTGCTATAAGCATACTTGTACCAGTTGCTACTTCATCATATTTAGGTAATATATAATCATTATAATTACCAAATTGTCCAATATATTCTAATGTATTAATAATTAAATAAGGTTCAAGAATATTATAATAATTAGAAATTTCAATATAACTTTCACTATTCATAATACTATGACGAACATCTTCAGCAGTAGTATGAATAAGATCCATAATAACTTTATTAAAGATATAATCTTTCTCTTGTGGTAATAATCTACTTAACAATGTAGGATTAAACACTTTAAGTGCTAGATCAATACCAATATGAAGTTGTTTGTTTGTCATAATGATAGATTGTTTTAATGCTTAATGTTAAAAGATTCAAATTGTTCCAAAGGAGAACTAAACAACTCCCTTGCCTCTTGTGTCCATATACAACTCAAAAGCATCGGTAATTGCATTAACTTGCGCTTGTGTAAATGCTTTTCCTACAAATAAAATAGATACTTGTCCGGCTGTGAATCCTGTTGGAGTTTCGGGGTTGTATGCTCCAATCAATATTTTTGCATTTGTTAAAAAACCCCTACCCGTATTGGTACGAGCGTACTGAACTTTGTTTTGATAATACTTTTCAGTCGTTGCAGAATCCCTTATTAAAATAGATAGTCCGTTAACATCTGAACCACCTGTGGCAACCCACCAACTCGAACTATTCATTGCACAATACCCGCCCGCAGATTGAAATAATACAGATAAACCATCAGCATACTGTCCTGCTAACATACTTCCGCTTCTTTTATATATACCAATAGAAGCGGAATTGATTGTAAATGTTATACCTTCCGTTGGCGTTGCCGGAGTATAATTTGAATTAATATATTGATTAATTCCGTTAAGTGTAATCCCTTCGTATTTTGTAAATGTCGGTGCATTGACTAACGTTGGATTAGTCGCATTTTTAACTAAATTTTTAAGTGATGTTTCTGTCGTTTCACTCGAAAATAGTACAATATCATCAAAACTATCTGACAGATTTGCGCTTGATGTTGTTGCCTTTAAATCAATTACAAGTTTATCAATCCTGTTAATTTCAGCTTTTGAAAGTTTAGTTGTTAATCCAGTGATATATGTCTTGGTTTCAGCCTGCAAAGCGTTGTAATAAGCATTATCTATATTTAATATGCTGTTCAGTTTGAAAGCCATCGCATGACCTAATTGAGTATAACCACCTCCAACTGGGTGCAATCCGCTATTTGCTGCATTGCCATAGCCTGTAATTCGATCTAAAAACAACGGCTCATAACTGCATGTTACGTTTGCATTAAAAGTACCTTCAGCGAAATAATCAGCAAAGGTTTTCCAGAAGTGATGCACGTTCTCAATATGCTTGTCGTGAATGTAAACACTTTCATCATAGTCTATATTCCAGGCTGTATCGCCTCCATTACTGAAAGTCGGCAAGGAAAGCATAATTTTAATATCATGATTATAAGATAAAAAGGCATTTATCAAAGTAGTTGCCTGACCAATAAAACCGCCCAAATCTCCATCCGTTAAAGGACTACCAACAGCACAACGGGCAAATACATCATTAACTCCCAATCCTATTATTATATAATCAGGAACTGAAATAGAATTGTCAGTAAAATAAGCGGGTATATTCAATGCTCCTGCCTTTACAAATGGGCTACCTGCATTGTTTAAAAACTGATAGAAACTAAATCCGCTAATTCCTTCATGCTTGTATGTCGTTCCTTTAGTGCCAACAAAGGTTATATTGTTACCATGAATTGCACGGATTGAATCTTCGTAATAACCCGAACCACTAACGGTAAGGGAATCGCCTATAAGCATTATTTTTTTAGTCGAAGCCGTTGCTTTAGCCTCAACTATTAAATTGATAGTTTTTGAAACAATTAACAGCCCTTTGTTTTTAAAGTCAATTACACAAGGGTATGTTCCGGCTGCGGGAGTTGTTAATACTAAATTATTTCCTGATTGTGTACCGATTGAACAAGTGTAAGTAACCGTCAAATTATTAACAACAGGTACATTAATCAGTGTGTCCCCGTAAATCGTTTGAGTTTCCCCTGCTATTAAAGTAACTCCATTAGCAGGCAAAGCGAAAAACGGCAATAAACCCCATGCCGGAAGGTTCAAATTTGTCCCTTTGTGAATTAACTCAAATGTTTTATTAAACGTTCCCATTAATTAAGTATTTACTTATTAATATAAACTTCTATATTAATATATCTATTAACAAGAATATTATCAACAGAAATTGTAAGATCACTAGCAGCATATGTATTAAGTTCTAGCACATCAGTATTAATCCATTCTAATGTATATCCATTACCATTACCATCAGTAAACATATCAGGCTTAGTAGGGCTAACTGCTTGCGTAACAGATACACAATTTTCAATAAACATACCAACTTTAGTAATATGATACTTACCAGCAGCAATTCTACTCCAAACAGGTGATCCTAAATCATCTATTCTAATATCAGCAATTGGTGCATTAGTAACAGTTTGTGTAAGATATGCAATATAATGTTTAATACGTGCAATATTTGTTGTTGTATTATTTATATTATTAACAATTTCATCTAGTTTGTCTGCAATAGCAATACCTAGACCATTATTTGTAATTGCATTTCTTTCTAAATTCTTCATATTATCAGTTATAATAAATTAAACAGCCTCTCAATTAAGAGAGGCTGTTATTACAAATAATTAGTATGATTGAGCCACCATAATTGCAAATATTGCATCAAGTATTGTGATAATAGCACTATCATCTGCATCAACTGCAATACAATAGCTGTTAGTAAAATTGTCAGCTTCAATAAGACCACCCATATTATCAGGTGATTTACAACTAAGGAAATAAGTAAGATAATTAACACCAGGCTCTAGACGAGAAGGCAAACTAAAAATCTGATTTGATCTTTCAGTAAGATGTTTAATATCACCAAGTCCTACATTAGTATTATACTCACAATCTAACATTTGAGCAGTAGTATTCTTACCCATAGTAAAAGCTCTAACACCAACTGTTAATGTTGAAAGATAGCCTTTAGTAATACCAGCAGTTCCTGCTTTTACTACATTTGTATATTCAAGTTGATCAGCATTAGCAAGAATACCTGTACCAAGAACACAAAAATCAATAAGAGCGTTACCAGTAAATAATGCACCACAAGATACAGAACTAGTAGTTAAACCTGCTACACTAGCAATACATTTCTTAGTATCTGCTGTAACTTTACCAAGTAATCTAGTAAAGAATGTAGTAATAGTATCACCACTTTTAACAGTAGTTTCATAATTATGATACCTCGAATTATCATCATGACGTTTAGATTTATCAATAATTTGAAGACCACCTACACTACCAACAACCAATACAGCAGGAAGATTTAATCCATAAGTAGTTCCTTCTGCGGCATTGCTACCAAGAGCAACAATTTTTGCAACAGCAGCCGCATATGTGGATTTAATAACTTTAAATTCACGAGGATAAAGATTACCATGAAATATAGAACCTTCGGTACGACCTTCATGTATTGCTACTTCATTATATGCAGTAGTAAGAGTGCTAGCAGTAAGTAAAGTTCCATCTTCACCAAACAAAGCCAATGCGCCATCAGCTAATGTACTAATATCGGAACGATCAGCAATAGTAGTTCCAGAACCACCATCATAACCATAAATTGTACCCGATTTAACAACAACAAGTTTTTTCATAATTAAGTTTATTTAACTGTAAGTAATGATTTGAATTTCGCACTAAAATCAGCAATAATAGCTTTATTAGCAGGATTAGCAAAGAATGCAAGTTGTTCATTAGCACTATGGCCAAGAACAACTTCTGCGTTTTCAGCATCAACAACGATATTAGTATTGTCAAGTCTGCGTAATATCCCAGCATTTATATAACGCTCAATTTTAGCAAGTGTTTTAAGATTAACTGATTTAGCAACATCAATGAAAGCTTGAGGGTCAATTGTCATATAATCTTCAAGTATTTGTTCATTAATAATCTTAACCTCATCAGGTGCAGTATCGAATGGAGCTTTCTTTTTAAGAACAGCTAATATATCAGCAACATCATTTGGATTAACAATGGTATCTAAATATAGCTTTTGTGCTTCAACCTTAACTTTGTGTAGTTCAAAACGTTCTTTTTTAGCAAGAGTTTCATCTACAAGATAAAATTCCATTTTAGTAGAATTTTTAAGTAATGCAGCACTATTAGCTACATTACCATGAACAAGAGCATATTGCCAAAGTAAGAACTCTGCTGGCTTAATAGGTACTCCATAACGATAACGTTCTTCAACTGGAACATTAAGTTTACCATTATCATTAGTACCCATTACATATTCGGCAAGCATGGTATCAGTAAGTGACCATTCTTCTGTTTCAACATCATCGGTGTCATCTTTACTTGCTACTTTAGGAGTTTTAGACACTTTCCTAACAGGCCTTAATTTTTCAGTAAGTGCTTTAATATGACCTGCACGAATAATGTTAGTGTCAGTAACATCAAATGTCATACCTATTTCCCAAGTAGTACCAGGAAAATTAATACGATATGTTAAGCTATTCCAATAATTATTAACAGCTTGAGTAAATGCTTGATCTGATTCACCACCACCATGTCCAAGACCTAGTACTAATGGCATTATACTCTTCATCTCTTCGGTATTACGAGTTATAGAGTTAATAGCACTAGTACTAGTTCCTAATGCACGTGTTCTAATAATCTGTTTAATAACTTCTACATTCTTTTTTTCAAAGTAACTAGAAGTATTACGCCACATTATTTGTATTTTCTTTTCTATCGTTATCATTATATATTGATTAAATAAGTTATTATTTCTTTTATTAATCTTATTTATTTATTCATTAAATGTAAGCATAAAGGAAGTAGTAGGATTAGTAAAAGCTATACCTTGACTTACCATAACTTCATATTTAGCTTCATCTTTAGTTGTAGAAAGAATGTTTTCAGGTATTGCTCCCCATGAACCTGGTAATGGAGTAAGTCCTTTATATACACCAGTGATATATTCACGACCAGCTTCCGCAACCAATGTGATATTACGTTCACCATCATTAGTACGGCTATGATCAAGACAAATCAAAGTATATGATTCCCAAGGATAACCATTATACATTTGGCCATTAGCACGCTGACCTTCTGCAATCAAACCATGATCAAAGTAATTACTAACTTTAATAGTTAATACCTTACCATCAATAGTTTTATATTGATTAAAATAAGAACCATAAGAAAGATAACCATCACCTTTAATAACTTTTTCTCCAAGTGGAGTAAAATATTGATTAAGTACAGCATCAGTCATAATAGCTTGATGAAAAGCTTCTGCTCCACCTTGACCAGTATAAATAATGAGTTCCATTGGAGTATCATCAACTCTATTACCGAATACTGATTTAATAGTAGAATCAAATTTTTGGCGAGTAAGAGTAGAATAAGTATCATAATTACCTACAACTTTCAATGCTTGTTTAATACCAGCACCTTGTGGAATTACTTCATTAGTAACTGGATCAATAAGATGAATAACACCATATTCATCACGATTGTATTCAGATTCCCAAAGATCAGTTTCAAGCATTAAACGCATTTCACGTTCAAAGATTGCCATCTCAAATGGCATCCACATATTAGTAGTACCAGAATTACCAGCTTCATCAACAGTATCAAGTTGAATGTTAACTACCTTATTAGCTATGTTACCTGTAATTTCTTTACTGTAACGTTGAAAGCCAAATTGATTAGTCCATTCACCTGGAACCATTGAATTACTACGTGTTCCATCTGATTTAGTAGCAGCTACAGAAGTAGGTCCAAATGTCCAACTCTTACCAGCAAGGAAGTTATCATTAGTAATTTGAGTGGTATCATCACCTGTCATAAGTACAGCTTCATATAACCATTCATTAGTTCCAATTTGTTTACCTTCAGTATTAAGACGAACACGATTAAGTCCATCAGGAGTACGAAGTGAATACTGTACGTGGAAGAGATTATCTTCAAATACAATACGCATTTTAGTACGACCTTGACCTGGATTTACACTAGCATCTTGTAAACGTACAACTTTAGATGTATGTTTAGCACGACCAAATACTTTCCAAGTATAAGTTGTATCATTAAGTGCTTTTGGTTTTTTACTGACAATTGAACCATTTCCTTCGGTCATAGTTAACAAAGGAAACATATCAGAATCTTTACCATAAAGATATGTAAGATTCTGTTTCAATTCAACAGGAGTAATCAAATTGTTCCGATATAACAGATTCACATCAGTGTGCTGTTCTGCTATAAACTTGGTTGTTGATAGTTCTCTCATAGTAATAATTGATTAAGAATGTGTATTTGATTTAATAGGTAAATTTATTTTAAATGAACTACCACCAATTTTACCTGATTTGGCTGGAGTTTTAGTTACAAGTTTACGAACTTCTTGTACACGTTCTTGTTGAGCTTTAGCTTTTACAAGCTGGCTATCATCGTTTTTAAGAAATCTACGTAATGCATTATATGTATCAACGGCAGGAGTAGTATTTATACTCTCAAGATACATATCATATTGAAGTTGAGTAAGTCTAGCAGGAGAACCATTAATATTAAATGTTAATGGTTTTTTAATGTATTCATTAAAATCAGCAAGTGTCTTAGTAACTATCTTACCATTGCCTTCATTAATACGAAATACACTAGGCAGTTGAAATTCTTCACCTTTAATACTAAGTTTCTTTGTATTTAAAAGTGTATCTACTTCATTCCAATATTTATTAATTCTAGCTGTTTCAATAAGTTCATCAGAAGCAATTTTATCTTGTGCTAATTTATTTTCAGTAATTTGTTTTTGTGCAAGAAATTGAATTGAACTAGTACCAAATTCTTTGAGTTTACCATCTTTCTTTATACCTTCAATAAAATAATTAGTAGTAGCCTCATTGTCACCTTTAACACTACGTTCATATTTAATAATATCAATAATCTTTTCATCAGTTAATGTTTCAATATCAAGCTTATTCCAAACAGGTTGCTCATTGAAACCATCAAGTGTACCATTAAGTACTTTATATGTTCTTCGCTGTGCTACATCAGGGTTTTCCTCAAAATAACGAGCTACAATACTTTTAGCTAATATTTCAGCTTTATGTTCAGAAGCTTCAACAAGTAATTGATTTAAACCATCTTGTGTTCTTTCATATTGAACTGGTTCACCATTAACTTCTGGTTTGTATTCAAGAACATTTTGTATAACTTCAAAAGGATCAATATCATTAGGATCATTATTAGAATCAGATAATTTATCTAACTCTTCTTTTGTCATATGAATAGAACCATCTGCTTTTACTGCATTGCCATTAGTATCAAGTTTAAATTCAATATCATCAATTAAAACTTTATTTATATTTGCATCAATATTAGCTAATTTTTCTGCTTCAATTCTTTCTACTTCAACTTCTTCTGGTGTTTTAATTGTTTTATTCTTTTCTGCTTCAATCGCAGCAAGTCTAGCTGATTCTGTTGATTCATCAGCTAACCGTTTAGCTTCAATTTGTTCTGGGGTAAACGTTGGATTATCATCATTTAGATGAACTCCATCATGTTGTACCGGTAGATTAAGTGTTAGTGCCATTTTAATTAAAGTTTAAGTTTGTTAATCAGTTAGTATTTTCTGTTATTAACGTATAAAGTGTAAATATAAATAGATTATTAGTATCAGTTATTGTATATTAGCAACCCATATATAGGAAACCATATATACTGTTAACATATTACTTATTTATGACTGCTTATTGAACTTGATTGAACTTTACCACTAGCAGATATTTGAGCTACTTGTATATCAGTAGCATTATCTTCTTTATTCATGCTATCAGCAAGAGCCATTTGATTTTTAACTAAATCATTCTTTTCTTGAAGTATTGCAAGCTCTTGTTGCTTGGCTTGTTGTTCAAATGTTCGTTTAGCTTCACCCATTGCTGTAAGTGTTTTAGCTATTTCTTTAGGACTAGTAGCTGTAATAGCAACTGCTGCCATATCCATATCTCCATTTTGGCTAGCACTAAATGCTTGTCTTTTAAATTGATCCATTATATCAGAATCAAGTTGTGAATTACTAACACTAACCCCCATTCTATTATAGAAATTTTCAATAGGATCAATATTAAGTTCTACATATTCTTCAGTTGCTTTATCAAAATAAGTAGCTTGCTTTCCATTAATATAAGCATATTTACTATATTCTAAATCTGCAATATGATCACGTTCTAATGCAGCATTAAATATAGTAATCATTAATATACTACCAAGTCTTGCATATGCTAAATTATTTTCAGTAGTTCCTAATGGTTGATTACTACTAGCTTGCCCTAATCGTTCTTGGTTCATATTAGCTACTTCAAGAGCATCATTTTTATTTCTAATACGAAGATCCCAAAGAGTTGAAATATATTGTGCTATATTAGGACCAGCAATTGATCTAAGTCCTTCTCTAATAAGATTTATATCAACTTCGGTATCATCCCAAATAAGAGTATCATCTGCTAAAATATGTTGATATTTTTCAAGAGCCGTTCCTGCTTTATCTGGATTAAGAATTGATTGAGGTATTATTCTAAGATCAGAACGATATTTAGCAATAGTTCTTTCAATTTGTAAAAGTAATATTCTATCAACAATTACATAAGGTTTAATACGAAGTGGTATAGGATTCATATTTAATCCTTTTAATAATCCTTTTTTACCACCAATAGGAAGTTTTACTGTATTAGCATTTTTATCGTATCGTTGTACTTCAAGTGGCTGAGGTGCAATATATACTCCAACATTTTCACCACCAAATCTAAATGCTTCATAAACTTTAGGTATCCAAATCTTATTAATTTCAATATCACCATTAGCTTTATTAAGTTCATATTTACTATCAACATGAGTAGTTTGAATTCTATTCATTTCATCTGTATAAGTAAGTTCATATACAGGAGCTTGTGCAACAAAAAATAATCTATATAAATCCATTGTTTCACCACCAAGT